TTACCCTCTATTTTTAGAGGAATGATTGGGGTTTGGGTCTTCGCTGATTGGGACCGAAAAATCAATAAGTACGCCTTCAATCATAGTGTAGAGAACTAATTTATCTCGAAATAACTTTCCGGTTGGAAAAAGTTCTCCAAACATTTGAGCTTGCTCAAGAGGACTTAATTCTTCTTCAAATCTATCCACGACTTGCAAGTATTCATATATTTTCTTGTATCCCCATGAATTAGATTGTAGAAGTTTTATTTTCGATGATAATTCAATTTTTTGGTTCATTAATTGTTTTAATGAAACATCGATTTCATCTTGTTTTTTTGTTAACATCGTCTTATCGAAATTTCCATCTAAAAACAAATCTAAAAGACGACCCTTTTTCATTTCAAGATCATTAATCTTTTTTTCTAATGATTTAATTGTTTTCTCATGCTCTATTAAGTCATTTGCATGCAAATCTAATGTCACGTATTGTTCTGCGAAATGCTTACCTTTCAACATATCAGCAAGGGCTTTTCTTACTTGTGGCTCGATACGGACAGTGTTAATGGAGATATCACAAACGTATTGGTCTGACACACGTCTACTACGGTTGTGTTTCAAATAGAAACGTGGTGACTTTTTTGTACCGTGTTGAGTAAGGGCTATCTTTCTTCCACATTCCCCGCATTCAAAAAGCGTTCTTCGGAACAGGTGAAGATCATCTGTTTCTCTGGAATAGGCGTTAAATTGATTACCTCTTTTTTGTCGTTCTGTCTGAATTTTATTAAAGGTTTCTTCGTTACGTAAGGCGGGGTACATATCATCAATACTAATCGTTTCACCGTTTGCAAATGATTTTTCCATTACTCCATGGAAAGCTTTTGAGGTAAGACGCAATTGTATTAACCGCTCATTCCAGAAACGTCCAGAAGGGGTTCTACAGATATCGTTTAACTTCTTGGCAATAGACATCATTCCAAACTGTTTGTTTAAATATAGATCATCTATGAAAGGTATAACCCATGACCATTCCTCATCAACTTCATATGTTTTTGTTTCTTTATTAAATGAATAACCGAGAGGAGCTTTACCGAATCCTTTTCCTTCACGCATTCTTCTTCGCTTTCCACGCATCATTCTTCTAACGATTTTTTTCTTTTCGCGTTTGGCTAACAGATTTTTTAAATCAGACATGAATTCATCATCTTCATTGTCCAAGTCGACGATATTACCGGGTTCAGCAATTTTAACTTTATTGGAACGGAGGATGCTCTTTAATAATTCCCACTCTACCGTATCTAATCTAGAGAGACGGTCTTGATCAACCACTAACACAATATCAGTCAAACCTTCCTCCACATCATCAAGTAGTTTATTTAATCCTGGTTTATCTAATTTTCCGCCACTATCAACATCAAGTATCGTATTAACAATTTTCCACCCTTGATCTTTCGCATATCTGGTTAAATCATCACGCTGGCCCTCAAGAGAGAATTTGGTTTCTTGAAGCTTAGTGGATACACGGATATATATGATGACTCTTTTTATAGTACCTACTGACTTTTTCATAAGATTTTCCTTTCTATAAGAAAAGAGCAAACGAATGAGTCTGCTCTTCATCTATTAATTGCTAACGTTAGGAATTAATTTATAAATCTCTTGTAAATCTTATTGCTTTTCCAATAATTCTCGCTGGGTTGCTTTCAGTCACTATGTAAGGCTCGTGTGAAGCATTGTCAGGCATTAAAATGATTAAATCCCCTTGCTTTTTAATACGCTTCAATGTGGCTTCTGTATTTCCGTTTACAAGCACTGCAGCTATCTCCCCAGTTTCAACTTCACTCTGCTCACGAATCAAAACTTTAGACCCGTTTGGGATAGTAGGTTCCATCGAGCTTCCTTTTACAATTAAACCGAACAAATTTCCACTCGGTAGATTATCTGAGGATTCATACATATAACCTTCCACATTCTCTTCTGCCAATATTGGGTCTCCACATGCAATTATTCCTAAAATAGGGATTCTCTTAGTTTGTGAAGATACTTCTATTAAGTTGGTTGGTTTTTCTTCTGTGAGGTCTGATCTTAATATATGGAAGTAGTCAGCTAATAATTGAATTTTATCAATACGTGGATAGGTTTTCGCTTTCATCCAATTTGACATTGTCATTTCTGGAATATCCAGAATTTGAGCAATATCTGTTTGATTCAACCCTTTTTTATCAATGTAGTATTTTAAATTCTTTGCCATAATATTTTTAAGATCTTGAGCATTAGTCATAATTATCACCTCGCTTTCTGATATTATGATACCGTTTTTCGGTATGGTTGTAAACAAACAAAATACCTTTTAAAAGTACTAGTTTCGACAATAGTCCTTGACAGTACCTTTTAACGGTATTATATTAAGTGTATACAACTGAAAGGAGTTGATAATATGCTTCAAATATCATTAGCAGCAGCTCGTGTAAACGTAGGTTTGAGACAAAAACAAGCAGCGTTGTTAATTGGGGTTTCGGAGAAAACTTTAGGTGGATATGAACGTGGGCAATCCTCAATACCAGGTCCCGTGCTACAAAAAGCAGCTAAGATATACAAAATTCCCTCAGATTATATTCGGTTATCCAATGTAAATGATGGAAAGTATGACGAAGAAGAAAAAATTTTAGAACACACTACCGTTTAACGTTAGTGATAACAATAAGAAGTGGAGGTAAAGAAAATGAATCAATTAAAAGTAATTTCAATCAACGGTCAATTAATCACAGATAGTCGAGATGTTGCGGAGATGGTTGAAAAACGCCATACAGATTTAATGCGGACAATTAGCGGTTATGTCGAAACATTAGAAAACGCAAAATTGCGTTCTCAGGATTTTTTCATCCCTAACACTTATAAAACGGAAGGAAACAACAAAACTTACGATTGCTTCTTATTAACCAAAAAAGGATGCGATATGGTTGCAAACAAAATGACTGGTGAAAAGGGTGTTCTCTTTACTGCAGCTTACGTAACACAATTTGAGGTTATGGAAAAAACGGTTAATCAACCAAGAGCTCTTACAGGACGTGAGCAATTAGAAGCCTCCATGAAACTCTCATTAATGACTTCGGAGGATGTAAAAGAATTGAAAGGTGAGGTCGTTGAAATTCGAGGAATGGTTGAGAACCAAATTACTTTAGACCACGGGGAACAACGTCGCCTTCAAAAACTGATTAGCAGTAAGGTGTTTGAATTTGCAAAATCGGATGATCATCGACGATTTCTTTATCCAGAATTATATCGCGAAATCAAAGACCGATTTGGAGTTGCATCCTATAAAGATGTTAAGCGGCACGAGCTTCAGTTAGCAATTAAATATGTAGAATCATGGATTCCGAGAAAGGGTGGGAAGTTGGCATGAACAAACTACCTATTGACCCAATTATTTTAGAAAAGCGTGCTGCTATCCCAGGGTTGATTGCCGAACTTTCTTATCATGATGAAACAAAGGCAATTAAATACATGAGAATTTGGGGAGAAAGAAGAATGCCAATAACTTCGTTGTTTTCTACGCTCAATCTTGAAATTTCTAACGTGAAAAAGCTAGTAGCTCAATGAAAAAACCACTGAAATACTTTTTCAACATCGAAAAGCTCAATCCGAAAGAAGCGTTCATCTTAGGTAGCTTAGTCATACTCATATTTGCAGTATTCGCTATGTGTGGATGGATGGCTTGGGAGAACATGCAGTTTCTTGGCTGGTTTTAAAGTTGTAGAACAAAAATAGCTAGTAATAAAAATCGAGGAGGAAGAATTTGAGATGGAAATCATGCAAGCAAATGAAGTTGCAAAGCTTTCTGAAAAAGGAAAAAAGCAATTTGAAAAAGATGCATTTGAAAGTACTGAGTTTAAGAGTCTGATTAGTGGAATTGAAGAAAATGCGATGAAGGGTCGGACTGACTTAAGTCAATTACTTCGAAACGACGATGCAGTACGAATGTATGAGGTGTTTGTAAATGCATTAATACTGGCTGGATATTCTAGTTCAATTAAATCGAAAACAAGGTTCGGAATGCTAAAAGTTTCTGATTCGAATTGGGAGTTTAAGGTCTCATGGAAACAAGAAGAACAAAAATAAAAGCCCGTTGTTGGAGCAACGGACTTTCGAGGTTCTTACACAGATTCTACCTACAGTGTAATCCAGAACACTCCAAAAAATCAAGAGGAGGCAAATCATGAAAGAAGTAAAATTACTCTCATTAACACTTACAAACTTTAAAGGTATCAAGAATTTCACGTTCGAACCCGGTGGCAATAATGTTCGGGTATTCGGGGATAACGAGACTGGAAAGACCTCACTGTTTGATGGCTTTATATGGCTTTTATTCAATAAAGATAGCCAAAATAAGACGGATTTTTCTTTAAAAACGCTTATTAAAGGCAAGGAAGTTAACAACTTAAATCACGAAGTGGAAGCATCATTTTTAATTGATGGATCATCGGTGACATTACGAAAAGTCTACAAGGAAAAATGGACTCGTAAGCGTGGATCAGCAGCACAAGAATTCACTGGACATGAAACTGATTACTTTGTTGATGGTGTGCCTAGCAAGAAAAAAGAGTACACAGACCATGTTGATTCAATTGTCCAGGAAGATGTGTTCAAGCTTTTGACTTCCCCAACATTCTTTAATGAACAAATGAAATGGCAGGACCGTCGAGCTACGTTACTTCAAATATGCGGTGACATTTCCGATGATGAAGTGTTTCAACAAAAAGATGAATTAAAGGCCTTACCACTCATTTTAAAAGGCAAAAAAATTGAAGATTACCGAAAAATCATTGCAGCTCGTCGCAAAGAAATTAACGACGAATTAGAACGCATTCCAGTAAGGATTGATGAAATTCAGAAGTCTATTCCTGAGATGGACATAGATGTGGAGTCGTTGAAAAATCAAGTGGCCAAGATAGATGAATCCATTGATTCAAACGTAACGCTCATTTCCAATATTAAAAACGGTAAATCGCTTCTTGAAAAAGAAAGAGATCTCCAACAAGTGGAGAACGATCTTTTGAACCTGCAACGTGCATACGAATCGGATTCAAAAGAAAAGGTTTATCAATTGAGAGCGAAACTCCAAGAAGAACAATCGAATGCTCAACATTTTAAACGAAAAGCAAGCGAACACAAACAAGCAATTGATTACGCAAATAATAGCATGGCAGCGCATGACAAAGACCGTTCTCGTTTATTGGAAGAATGGAACCGACTAAATGCTTTGTCATTTACTCATCAAGACAAATGTGAATGCCCAGCTTGTGGACAAGCATTACCAGAAGAACAGGTAAATGCAGTTAGAACAAAAGCACTTGAACAATTCAATAAAGACAAATCTGAAAAGCTACTAACAATCGACACACAAGGTAAGGGCATCAAGGAAAAGAAAATCAGTATTCAAAACGACATTGATAAGCATCAACCGGAGCTTGGTAAGTTCACTGCACAAGCGAGTGAAAAAGAGCAATTGGTATCAAAGATAGCGGAGCAATTAAAAAAGCAAGAAGGATCTATAAAAGATGTTTCTGAGAGTGCAGACTATCAAGCGAAACTTGTTGAAAAACAAAAAGTAGTTTCAGAGATTCAAGAGTTAAAAGAACGAGCGCTAGAATCCACCCGTTCGGTCGAACAAGAATTAAACGATTTAAAAGCTCAAAAAACAACTATTCAAGTGGAACTTGCTCGTTTTGCGAATGTTGATTCTCTTAATAATCGAATTACGGAATTAACGGATCAAGAGAGTTTGCTTGCAGGTGAGTTTGAAAAACTCGAGCACCAGTTGTATCTAACAGAACAATTTATTCGAGCAAAAGTGGAGCTACTAGAAGAGCGAATTAACGCTAAATTCGAATTTGCGCGTTTCAAAATGTTCGCTGAACAAATCAATGGTGGCCTTCAGGAAGTATGCGATACGACTTACAAAGGAGTTCCATTCAGTTCACTTAACAATGCAGCTCGAATCAACACTGGAATCGATATTATCAACACGTTATCAAAACATTACGGGATAAGAGCACCAATATTCGTCGATAATGCCGAAGCAGTTACGAAATTGATTGATTCAGATTCACAGTTAATTAGTTTAGTAGTTTCGGAGAAAGATAAAGCATTACGAGTGGAAATCGAAGGAGGAAATAATAATGAGTAATCAAAACCAATTAGCAATGATCAAGAAAGATACGGTGGACATCGTAGCAAATAAAGTAAAGCAATTTCAAGAAAGTGGAGAACTTCATTTTCCTGCTAACTACAGCCCTGAAAATGCTATGAAATCAGCTTGGTTGTTACTACAGGATGTAAAAGATAAAAGTAACACACCAGCATTACAAGCTTGCTCTAAAGATAGTATTGCAAACAGTCTTCTCGACATGGTGGTTCAAGGTTTGAACCCAGCGAAGAAACAAGGTTACTTTATTGCATACGGAAAAACGTTATCATTCCAACGTTCTTACTTCGGGACGATGGCTGTCACATTAAGAACAACTGGCGCGAAGTCCATCGATGCTGCAGTTATTTATGAAGGTGATGACGTTGATTATGAAATGATGAACGGTCGAGTCACAGATTTAAAACATAAACAAAAATTCGGTAATCAAGACAAGCCGATTATCGGTGCTTATTGCACCATCATAGAAAAAGATGGCTCAATTTACATCGAATTGATGACAATAGCCGAAATAGAAAAAGCTTGGGGACAGTCGAAAATGAATCCAAAAGGCGAGAGCTCAACACACAAGAAATTTCCACAAGAGATGGCAAAACGCACAGTAATCAATCGTGCTTGCAAGAAATTATTGAATGCATCTGACGATAACTCACTAGTTATGAAGCACATCCATGCAAGTGATGAAGCATTTGAAGAAGCTCAACTTGCAGAAGAAATTCAAGGTAACGCGAATCAAGAAATTATTGATGTCGAAGGCGTTGAGGTGGTTGAAGAAACAGGTGAAATTCTAGGGGGAGAAAACCCTCCTGAGCAAAAAGAAGAGACAACTGAACCTGCCGATAATAATGGTCCAGGTTGGTAATGATTACGATTCAAACACTCGCTACTGGTAGCAAAGGTAACTGTTATTACATTACAGATGGTCACACGCCTTTGCTGCTTGAATGCGGTATACGGTTCAAAGATATTCAACGCAAACTGAATTTCAAAACAACAGATATTGCTGCTTGTTTAATCACACATGAACACAAGGATCACTGTAATGGAATAAATGAAGTACTAAAAGCCGGTATCGATTGCTATATGTCACCAGGAACAAAAGAAGCTATCGGCATTACTCATCATCGTGTACATGGCGTTACCGTTAAACAACAATTCAAAATCGGAACCTGGACCATATTACCGTTTGATGTTCAACATGATGTTTCAGAACCATTCGGTTTCTTGCTAGTCAGTGGTAACGAAAAGCTCTTATTCGCAACAGACACTTACTACATCAAGTATCGATTCCAAGGGCTTACACATCTGATGTTGGAGTGTAACTATTGCACGGACGTATTAAATCGGAATGTAGCAAATGGGTTACACAAATCTATGAAAAGACGTGTCATGAAGTCACATTTCAGTTTAGAAAACGTTTTGGACTTCTTTAAAGCAAACGATCTATCAAAACTACAGGAAATTTGGTTGCTGCATCTTTCAGACTCGAATAGTGATGAACAATTAATTCGAGATGAAGTTGCTAAAGTCACTGGAAAAATGATTCACATTCCATGAGGAGGAAGTGTAATGGCAAGACCAAGAAAGCAGGGGCTGGATTACTTTCCACTTGATGTAGATATCGACCAAGATGACAAAATCCAGTTGGTCGAAGCCGTACATGGTCCAGTTGGATTCGCGATAGTAATTAAATTATTAATGCGGATTTATAAAGACGGATATTACTCGAAGTGGACAGAAACTGAACAATTACTCTTCTCCAAGAGAGTTAATGTCGACATTAACTCGATTAATGTATGCATTAACGACTGTGTAAAATGGGATCTTTTCGATAAAGAACTATTCGAAAGCCACGCTGTGCTTACCTCTAATGGTATTCAAAAGAGGTTTTTAGAAGCTGTAGGACGTAGGCAAAAGGTCGAAATGGTGCAAGAATACCTTCTTTTAGGCTATGAAGACATTAATGTATACAAAAACCTAACAACTAAGAGTATTAATGCAAACATTAACTCGATTAATGACAACATTAATCCCCAAAGAATAGTAAAGAATAGTAAAGAAGAGAATAGTAGAGAACAGTATACAAAAGAAGAGCAAATTGCTGAGGAAATCTCGCCTTTTAGCTTTTATGAAAAAAATGGATTTGGAGCATTAACTCCGTATGTAGGCCAAAAAGTAAATTCGTGGATTGATGATTTATCAGAAGAGTTAATCGTTCATGGAATGAAAATAGCAGTTGAGAATGGCGTACTTAAATGGAATTATGTTGAGTCCATATTAAAAGACTGGTCAAACCGCAAGATTAAAACGATTGAAGAAGTTAATGCCATTGAGATTAAACGTAAACAGCAACAACAACCATATCTACGAAAGCCAATAAAGGAAGAAAAAGTTCCTGATTGGGTTGCTAAACAAAAAGCAGATCGTGCAGCTAATTCTGTAGTTGAAGATACCGTATCCCTAGAATATGAAGAACAAAAACGATTACTTCTTGAAAGGCTGGGTGTCAAAGAATAAAAGGAGAAGAGGAATTTCATGAACCGTAAAGCTCATCCAATGTCTGTAGAAGCAATGCGCCAAGCATTCATTAAAGAATTGAATAGTTTCGGTATTGATGAAGGTCGTAACGGTGAATCGTTAAGTTCACTGGATTACCATTCGGTATTAAATCTAGTAACAATCGAACGCATTAAAAGAGATTACGAGTAGGAGGCTAGTTATGAGTCGTTATAGCGAAAATTATAAAAACAGTGGATCTAAAACAGTAGAACAAATCGAACGAGATGCTTATATCGTCAGTACGTTGTCTGTAAGTGCTAATGGAAAAGGAACTGGGTTTAGACATGAATTTGCGTTTATCGTTTCAAAATCGAGAGGGAGAGGTGCTCTCCTTTCGGTCAAGGAGCAATGTTCCAATGGGAACGAAATTCGACAATCGTTAATTAAAGCGAGACGAAATGTTGAAATCTTAAGCGAAACACATCATGGGTTATCAAAACCAGTACAAGCAGCAAAAAAACGAGTGGATGATTTAGCGTATTTAAACAGTCTGCTAGATTCCTGCTTTAAAGAGTGGCATGTCACATGAATCCAGTGAGGTTCAATGCTTACAAGTCAGTAAAAGGCGGACCTATTAGAAAACAAGCTTTCGGAATATCGAAAAAAGCATTCAAAATCATGTATGACCGTTTCATCGATAGTGGTTTTAAGCAAGAAGGCGAGATTCAGTGGGACGGTCAATATCACTGGTGCCAAATGATATTTGTGGGGAGAAAGAAGATTGAAACTACGGTTGCTAGGAAGTGACTCGCATTGACAATCACAACGCTATACAAAGACGTGGACCGCCAAACACTTACTATTCACGGACATTTATCAAAGCAAGAGATTGCTAGTTTCAAACGTGATGGTTGGAGATATAAGCAACCAAATGTAAATAAAATCGGTATTCCTGTTCACATCCAAAAACCTAGGAGGAAATAATATGAAAAAAATCATTGATTTAAATACATTTGCAGGCGGAGCTCTAGCGGAAAAGGTAAACATTGAAATGCAGAAAGCTCTTGAAAATATCGCGGATCCAAATACTGACCACAAAAAAGCTAGAAAGGTAACTGTAAGCATTACGTTAAAAGCGAACGAAAGACGTAACCTAGCAAATGTAATTGTCGATACAAAATCCACTCTAGTCCCTGCTGTTGGTGTCGAATCTGAATTAATCATTGATTTCACTCCAGAAGGCGATATCACTGGTGCTGAATTAAAAAGCGGTATCCCTGGACAAGCATTCATTAGTGACGATGGTGAAATACTGGACGACAAAGGGAAGCCACTTCCTGCAGAAAAACCGAAAAATCAAAAAATCGTTCAGTTTAAATAAAATCTATCAATCTATCAAACAAAACTAAAAACCGAAAAGAGGAAATCACATGTTAAAAGAATTCGTATCGTACTTATTGGAGTTAAAACGTCCGGAAACAATCGAATCTGCTGGAAAGGTTTATTCTACAAACCAATTATACCGTTTGGATAAAGAGCAAGAAGTGGGCGCAATCAATGTTCGTAGTTTATCTGGCCTTGTGGATTATGTGAAATCTAACTTTGACCACGAACGCCATTTGATGATTCACGTTGAATCGCCTACAAAGGTAAATGTATTTGATGCATTAAACGAATCGAATGATCGTCGTGTCTATATAAAAGCTAGTGCAATGTTGCCTAGCATCACATTTGAACGATACATCGACCGTGAAGAATTCCAAATCATGCTGCAAGCTTGCTTTGTTACAAATGAACATAAAGCTACTGTAATTAAGGTTATCAGCTCGATTGTCGAAGACAGCGGTGTAACGACTACTGACGATGGGATTAGCCAACGAGTAACGGCTAAAACAGGAATTGCGACTGTCGGAAATGTAGAACTTCCTAATCCAGTGAACCTTAAACCATTCCGAACATTCGCAGAAGTATCACAACCTGAATCAGAATTTGTACTACGTCTAAAAGAGGGTGGGCGTGTGGGATTGTTTGAAGCTGATGGCGGTGCATGGGAGTTAAATGCCATGTCGAACATCGCGGAGTACTTAGAGAAAGAATTACACAATGAAATTTTAGGAAAGAAAGTAGTCATCATCGATTAATAAAAGAGGGTTGAGAGTGAAAGCTCTCGCCCTTTCTTTAAAAAAAACGACTTATGGACGGGATTGATTTTATGAAGACCATTTTATTTGAAATTACGGGCGAACCTGTCGCGCAAGGTCGACCACGTGCTGGTAAAACATTCACAGGTAAAACCGTCTTATACGATCCATTGAAATCACGCGACTTTAAACAGTATGTAAAATTAGTCGCTGCACAATACGCACCAAAAGAACTAATTACTGGACCAATTAATTTGTTTGTAGATGTTTATCGAGCGACCCCGAAGAAGTATCAAACGAGACCTAAACAAGCTCTCATTGAATCAGGTGAACTAAGACCGACGAGTAAGCCAGATGTGGACAACTATGTAAAAGGTGTAAAAGATGGTTTGAACAAAATAATGTGGCAAGACGATAGCCAGGTTGTGGATCTAACTGTAAGGAAGTTTTACAGTCTATCACCTCGCGTAGTGGTTTGTATCAAATACTAAACCAAAATCCACATACCCTCTTAATCAATCTTTATAGTAGGGAGGAATTTACTCCTGTCTGGTTAGTGCAGCCATTTATCAAGGCTGAGGTTAAGAAGCTGAAAAGTGATGGTTGGCATGTTGAAGAGGTTTGGAAGAAACGAGGATAAACTTAAGAGATTGGATTTATCAACTCTTTAATCGAAGGGTTATGTTGTTCATTAAAAATCAAAGCTTCTGTTAAGAATTTGATATCAAAAAGTATCTGTTCTTTAATTGTAAAATTCTCACATTTGTAATAATCATCTACTAATCGTTTAAGTTCATAATAGATTAGACTCATAGGTAAAATCTCCTTATAATTAGTGCTTTTATCATATTTATTATTTAATTATGTAATATTTATTTGTAAAAAGAAAGGTTTTATTAGGAAAAAATCCCATAACAATTAAAAATGTGTGAAGTTTTGACACAAATAGCTAGTTTGAAGTCCGTCCATACGGTTCCAGTAGTGAGGGGGAAGAAAGTGAAACAACTAGATTTATTTCGTGAAATAATCGTAGATAACTTCGCGGGGGGCGGCGGTGCAAGTACAGGAATTGAAATGGCAACAGGTCTTTCAGTAGATATAGCCATTAATCATGATCCAGATGCTATAGCCATGCACAAAGTGAATCATCCTGACACAGAACATTATTGCGAATCAGTTTGGGACGTTGATCCAGTAAAAGCAGTGAAGGGTCGCAAAGTTGGATTAGCCTGGTTTAGTCCGGATTGTAAGCACTTTAGCAAAGCAAAAGGCGGGAAGCCCGTTGAAAAGAAAATAAGAGGTCTTGCTTGGATTGCAGTTAAATGGGCTATTGCAGTAAAACCACGGGTTATCATGCTTGAAAACGTAGAAGAATTCAAAACTTGGGGACCTTTAAATGATGAAGGATATCCTGATATAACTCAAAAAGGAAAAACGTTTGTTTCATTCGTGAAAGCATTAGAATCACTTGGTTATAAAGTGGAGTTCAAAGAGCTGCGGGCATGTGATTACGGGGCTCCAACCATTCGAAAAAGATTCTTTATGGTTGCACGTTGTGGTGGAAAACCTATCGAATGGCCAAAATCAACTCATGGAGATCCCTTAAGTTTAGAAGTACAAGCAGGAAAGCTTAAATCTTGGAGAACTGCATCAGAAGTTATTGATTGGTCAATTGGTACTCCATCAATTTTCGGGAGAAAAAAGGACTTGTCGGATAACACAATGAGACGAATCGCAAGAGGTATACAAAGATTCGTAATAGAAAAACCAAATCCATTTGTCGTTCGTATTGGTCAAACGGGTTTCGGTGGCGATCGATTGCAATATAAACTGGATAAACCTTTAACAACTATCACGACTAAGGCTGAACATTTGCTAGTTACACCATTTATTTCTAGTTACTACACGGAAACAACTGAAAACGGTGTTAGAGGGTTAACGGTTAAAGAGCCACTTCACACAATTACTGCAGGTGGAAATCGTTTTGCTCTCATATCGGCATTCAATGCTCAACACTTTGGAACATCAACAGGGCACATTTTAGATAAACCATTAAACACCATAACGACGGTTAATAAAGCTAGCTTAGTAACGGCATTCTTAACAAAATATTATGGTTCTGATATAGGACAGGCAATTGATAATCCTCTTCATACCGTGACCACTAGGGACCGTTTTGGTCTAGTAACTATAAAAGGTCAAGATTATCAAATTGTTGATATTGGTATGCGAATGTTACAACCACATGAGTTATTTGCAGCTCAAGGTTTTCCTGAGAACTACATTATTGACCAAGACGCAGATGGCAAAAACTATTCAAAAGCAAAACAAGTAGCACGATGTGGGAATGCAGTTCCACCACCATTTGCAGATGCATTGGTGAGAGCGAATCTACCAGAAATGAGTGTAGAGAATTCGAGGTATAAAGTAGCTGTCGGAAATTAGTCAGATGGATGGCTAGACCAATGTAGTAGTAAAAATATCAATGACAGACAGCCGCCAAAATAGACGGCCATATTTTTATTTAGTTAAATAGTTTATTGATTTCTAACCAGCTATTTTTTGGTAACCAACCTGCTTTGTTATTGATAACTTCAATCACTAACAACCAATCATTTGTATCAATAAATGGTTTAAGTAAGTCTGAAACGCCAGTACCAGTCAATGTAGATTTAATCAACCATGCTGATTGTTGATATTTAAATGAATTTAGAGATTCTAGCTTAGTAATTAATCCACTATAATCTTGTCCTTGTTTTTTTAAATCATAAGTAACCGAATATACTGCCATATTTTTCACCTCCATCAAACAATAAATTCGACATAGATACGGTAATTCCTTCAATTAAGAACAAAAAATGACAAAAATATTCAACTCGGAGAGTGAACCAAATGAACATCCCAAAAGCAACAGCTGCTGATGTCGCCAAAGTCCTTAGTACTGTCGTGAAAGTTGTTAAGGTTAAAAGAAAATGAACTATCACGTTTTTGAAGATAAAAAGTTCGACTTGAAATTTGATTTCACCGATGAAGAATTAAATGATTTCACTGAACTATGGAATGGCGATATAAGCGCTGAGAATATCGCGACGAAAATGAAAAGAAAACAAATGGAAATCGTGTTACTTATCATGGATCGTGCAGAGTTAGGGATTATCAAGGGGCGGCCTTCTGGATTAAACGGATTATAGGGGGATAAACAATGGATGAAATTACTCAATTAATTCGTGATTATTACTGGATGAAAAAAGAAATTCTACGGTTGGAAACAATTCTTTTCGGGAAAAATATTCCAATGGGTTCGTGGGGAGTGGCTCAATACGGGATAGATGCTGCCATGCCAAAAGGCTCTTCAATTCGAAGTGCAAAGGAACTGGAAAAGATGGATATCCGGGAGATTCGACAAATCGAACGGCTGGAAGCCTATAGGTGGAACGTTTATGCTCTAGAATCAGCAGCAGACGAACTGGACAGTGAAATATTGAAAATCATTTACGATTGTCTACTGGACAACATGACATACCGTCAGATTGCCTTGCATCTCAATATCTCAAAGGACCAGGTTCAAAGGCAAAAGGCAGAAATTATAAGACAGATGCGACAAACGAGACAAATGCGACAGATTACTGCTAATTTGCACAAAGAAAAAACACATGTGTAAACTGGAAGGGAGGTCGGCTAGGCAGGTGGTTCGAGCGACACACCCGGATACAAGATTGATTAGTTCGGGTGTCAAACCTGTCGGTTTTTGTCGAGCGAATTATAAAGAAATTCCCACTTACATGAGGTATATTGTCAGTGGGGGTGCAAATATTGAAGAGAGATTTAAACTTAGTCAGAGAATTGTTTCTTATTATTGAAAGTAACGACGGTAATTCAGAACTTAAACTTCCTGTTGAGTGGGATAGAGAAAATGTGGCCTACCATCTCAAAATTATGGATCAAGCTGGTTACATTAATAACAACACGAAGTGGGCAGGAGACAGGCCGTTTTGGATTTACGCTTCTTTAACGTGGGAGGGGCATGAGTTTTTGGATTCAATAAAAAACGATACCATTTGGGATAAAACCAAAGAAGGTATTAAGAAGAAAGGGTTCGAACTCGGTTCTGTTCCGTTAGCTGTAATAAAAGAGTATGCAACTATGCAAATTAAAAATGTTTTTGGTTTAAGTTAAGCATCCTTCGGGGTGCTTTTTCTATGTCAAAATGAGCGATTAGCATAAAGGAGGCGGGTGAATAATCAAATGGCAAGAGCGAGAAGTCCAGCCCGTGATACGGCATATGAGATCTACAAACTGTCAGAAGGCAAGAAATTACTAAAAGACATTGCTACAGAATTAGACGTCTCTGATTCTCAAATTCGTAAGTGGAAGAATCAAGATAAGTGGGACGATCAAATGAATGGTAACGTAACTAATGAAATAGGTAACGTTACTAAAAGAAATGGCTCACTTAGCGCACCTGCAAATAATGACACACTTGATGGAAGTAAGTCTTCAAAAAAAGAGGTGGCTCGCAAGAAGCGAAGTGGAAACCCGAAACCAAAGAATCAGTTTTCACAACGGAACACCAGGTCATTAAAGCACGGTCTGTTTTCGCGCTATATGCCACAAGAGACACTGGACATCATGGGAATGGTCGAGGATAGTGAACCTGCTGATTTATTGTGGATTCAAATACAAATCCAATATGCTGCAATTATACGAGCACAAAAAATTATGTTCGTTGAATCGAAGGATGAAATGATTAAGGAAATCAAAAAGGTTGAGAGCTCTGAACTTGGCGATAAAGTCGAATATGAGTTCCAGTTCTCTTGGGATCGTCAAGCAACTTTCTTAAATGCTCAATCAAAAGCGATTGGAGAACTTCGAAGTTCCATCAAGCAGTTTAATGAAATGGCTCACGATGATGATGAGCGACTGTTGAAAATTGAACAGATGCGTTTAGGCATTGATAAGACGAAAGCCGAAATCGAGAAGTTGAATGGGAATAACGATGAAGGTCCAATAGAAATCATGATTAGCCGGAAGGGTGGTCGCTAATGGTTTCCGCTCAAATAGAGAAAGAAGTGAATCCTCATTTTGAGGATTTTTTGTTTGACTGGAATCAGAAGTTTCAATTCCTAGTCGGTGGTTACGGATCTAGTAAAAGTTATCATGTTGCCCTAAAAATAATTCTTAAACTCTTAGAAGAGAAACGAACAGCCTTGGTAGTGCGTGAGGTTTACGACACACACCGTGATTCAACGTTTTCATTGCTAGAGGAAATAGTAAATGATTTAGGCCTTGAAGGACGAATCAAATGCCTCTCTTCTCCTATGCAATTGCGTTTCCCTAACGGCAGCAAGATTATTTTTAAAGGAATGGATAAACCGCAGAAGTTGAAGTCCATTAATAACATTTCAATTGTTTGGTTAGAGGAATGTTCGGAAGTCAAATACGCAGGTTTTAAAGAGTTAATTGGCCGGTTACGTCATCCGAAATTAAATCTATATATGATTCTCTCGACAAACCCAGTTAGCGAAGGGAATTGGAGCTACAAACATTTCTTCAAAAACCCATTAACCAAATTCTTTGTTCTGGATGCTGAAGAGCTGTATGAAAAGAGAACCATTATAGTTAACAACACGTATTATCATCATTCAACAGCTGATGATAATTTATTTTTGCCCGAAAGTTATATCGAACAGCTAGAAGACTTAAAAACGCATGACCCAGACCTCTATCGCATTGCGCGTAAGGGGCGTTTTGGTGTTAACGGTATTTTGGTATTACCTCAGTTCGAAGTGCAGTCACACGAACAGGTAATGACTGCTATAGGGAAGATTCAAAAGCCATTACTTAAAAACGGAATGGACTTTGGGTTTGTTAACTCCTATAACGCAGTTGTGAGAATGGCTGTTGATTTAAGCACACTGACTCTCTACATCTACTGGCAGTATTACAAGAACAATATGACTGATGATCGTACAGCTGAAGAACTACAGGAATTAAAGAAAGTCTTAATCAAAGCCGATAGTGCGGAACCTAAGACGATTCAATTCTTTAGACAGAATGGTTTTCGAATGATGGCCACTCGGAAGTTCCCTGGTTCACGTATTCAGTACACCAAGAAGATTAAGAGGTTTAAGCGAATCATTTGTTCAGACCAATGTCCTGACGTTATACGTGAATTGAAGGACTTAACGTTCAAAGTAGATAAAGCCGGTGAAATTATCGAAGACGAATTCAACATTGACCCACATACATTCTCAGCTGTCTGGTATGGCCTTGACGATGTGGAAATGAAGAACCTTAAACTAGGTAAGAAAAGAGGTGAACCGATTGTTGAGATTTAAACGAAGACTTGATGAAAAAGGAATCGATGAAGAGATATTACAAGAAATCATTTCAGCACATAAAAAAGATGCAGATCGTATGACGAAACTATATGAACGATACAAAGCTGAAGAAGATGGCCCTGCTATTTTTAAAAGAGGAGCTGCAGCATTTGACGGCTTCGACGAAAGCAAAAGTGTCCAAAGGTTGGATGATAAGGTAAATAACCGTTTGAACAATGCTTTCGATGCAGAAATAGTTGATACGAAAGTCGGCTATATGTTTGGACATCCCATCAGTTATGACGTGGATAAGTCCAATGAAGAGATGAAAAAAGAAATAGAAGAGTTTTTACTCCGAAATAATGCAGAGGATGCGGATTCGGAATGCGGGAAGATGGCAGCCATCTGTGGGTATTCCGGGCGACTTGCTTACTTCGATTTAGATGGCAAGGAACGTATTAAAAACATCGAACCTTGGGAAGCAATATTTATTGGCCAGGAAGTCCATGAGCCAGATTACTCGCTGTACTATTACAAATCTGATGGTAAGCAGTATGCTGAATTTTACGACGACACTTACACTTACTTTTTCGTTGATGCTGAACTGGTAGACATCCAGCCACATTTATTCGAGTATAATCCGTTCTTCGGGATAGCCAACAACAAAGAGTTAAAAGCTGATGTAGAAAAGGTTTTAGCATTAATCGATGCATACGACAGAACGTTATCAGATGCTTCTAATGAGATTGAACAATATCGACTAGCTTACTTAATCTTAAAAGGTATGGGCGCAGATGAGGACACGCTGAAAGAACTGAAGAAGTCAGGTATCTTTGAATTACTTGGAGAACATGATGACGTGAAGTATTTAACAAAAGAAATTAATGACACGATGATTGAGAATCACCTTGATCGACTAGATGATAGCATTCTTCGTTTTGCTAAATCAGTGAATTTTGCAGATGAATCTTTCGCAGGTACCATTTCAGGAGTTGCAATGCGTTTCAAGCTATTAGCGTTAGAGTCCAAGTGTATAACGATGGAACGAAAGTTCACCTCGACGTTACGGTACCAATTTAAAGTGCTTTTCAGTGCCTGGTATAAACGTAAAGGTTTCCTAAAAGATGATTATCTGAAAGTCTTCTTTAGTTGGAAACGTAATCTACCTGCTAACTTACTAGATGAAGCACAAACGACTGCAGCATTCAAAGGTCACATCAGTGAAAGAACTAGATTAGGAATGCTTTCTCAGGTGGATGATGTGGAGTATGAACTAGAAGAGATGCAGAAGGACGCTTGGCTTTACGGTACAGGCCTAGAACCTTTAGTTGATGAAGAGTTGGTTGACTTTGGCAATGTGGGAAATGGATCTAAAGACGGTTCTGAGAAACCTGATGAATCTGGACCATGTAACGTATGCGCTGGTACCGGGAAAATACAAAGTACCAAAACAGCTGATATGATTCAATGTCCGACATGTAAAGGAAAGGGCGTGAGGAAGTCGTGAATCACCTCGATATCGAAGAAGCCTTAGACAAGGCACTTGCTGTAGCCGAAAGCGCTTTAGAGATTGTATTCGCAAGACGATTGAAAACGATTCTGTTCCAAGTGTCCGAGATGTTCCGTAAGTATTCAAAAGGTCAAGAGTTAACGTTCACCGATTTAAATAAATACAACAGGTATCAAAAAGAAATGAAGTTGGTTAGCGACGAATTGACTAAAGACTACCGCAAAATTGTCAAAGACATTCAAGAGCAAGCCAGTTATCAATACGTAACGAAGTACTTAATGACAGCTTACATAGTCGAACAAAGCATAACACCTGCACCAGACATGGGATTCGATATCCCATCTGCTGCAACAATCAAACAGATTCTTTTAAATCCGATAGCTGAACTAACCTTGCCTAAAGTTATGGAGTCACACCGTAATGAGGTAGTTCGAAAGATTAACATCGAGATTGCTCAAGGATTGATTGCTGGTGAAGGCTATGCTGATATCGCTAAACGATTAGAGAATCAATTAGGCTTTGCATCGAAGAAAGCTAGATTGGTTGCTAGGACTGAGGCAGGACGTTCTCGAAGCATTGCAGCTGAGAAGGTATTTGATCAAGCTGCTGGACACGCAACAATGACAAAGGTATGGGCTTCGATGCTTGATTTACGAGTTAGAAGTAGTCATAGAGTGCTTGATTCAAAACAGGCTGATAAGGATGGATATTTTCATTACAAGACATGGAAAGCTAAAGCACCTCGATTGTGGGGCGTAGCTGAAATGGATATCCAGTGCAGATGCGTAGTCATTATGCAGGTGAATGGGAAACTTCCTGAGAATCGTCGTGAACGTGATTACATGGATGATAAATACCAACAGAAAATGGCTGATCGTATCGATAAATATATGTTTGATGAAGGATTAACCTACATTCAAGCGTTGAAGAAAGCACAAAAAGAAATACAGGCACCTAGTCGTGTGATTCCTTATCTGTCTTATGAAGATTGGGCGAAAGGTAAAACTATGTAGACAGAAACTGTGTAATAGGAATTCACTTTTTGTTTTGCTTTCTTATTACAATATAACTATAAATCGCTACAAATATCATCGGTCCACCAATCAGCAAAGCAACAAAGTACTGAGTATTAATGAAGTGACTATAAATCCATGTATCATACATGAAATCCACCTCGATTCTTGTTTTATTTAGTATGAACGTTAATGTTCACTACTATCCAATCATCAAAAAACGAGTGAGTATCATATACATTTACAACAATTTAAAGTGTCCGCTTATAAAAAGTAAGTATGAGTGATTATTGGGTTTTGGTGTGGTTGAATTTGATATACATCCAACTAAATTTACGGAACTAATAAAACGTTGAGTTAACAGCCTTTTGAAAACAGTTAGTATTCCATAAGATATGTTATGGGAAGCTACGATGAATAATTTATGTATACGAATAGGAGTGTCAATTGTGGAGAAAATGGTGGTTACTACTATCAATGACAAAACGTTTACATTTGAGGGCGATGTAGTTCAATCGGTGAAAAAATACTTTGAGACGTCTGGACATTCAACTCCTTTAGGGTGGGTCGGTGCAGCTGGACACATGGTTAATTTTAATCACGTGGTACATATTGAATTCAAATCCGATAAAAAGGAGCCTTCACAATGATTGATAAAAACGAAAAGTATTTAAAATCCATCGACAATACGCTTAGTGATATTTTGAAAGAATTGAAACGTCAAGGGCGTACTGAGCCAGATATTAAAGTAATGGTGGACGGCAAAGAGTCAGGCTTAATCGTAGCTTCATCTCTGAAAAGAGAGCAAAGTATGGAACGTATGATTCAACAATCACCTCGTTCCCTTTTTTCTGAATACCTGTAAACCCGTATAACCATATTTCTGTAAAGGTGGTGGAAGCATGAACTATACAAAAGAGGATTGCATCAGCGATACCAAGGAACATATCGGTCAAGTTAGGGAATTTATACTCATGTTTGCTCAAGAATTAATTCAACGAGCATTAGTTCATGACCAGTCAAAATTGGAAAGTCCAGAAGTAGAAATATTTACTGAGTACACACCTAAATTAAAACATAGTACTTACGGTTCGGATGAATATAAATCCTTCTTAAAAGGCATGGGAGTAGCTTTAAATCATCATTACGAAAATAACTCACATCATCCCGAACATTACGAAAACGGTGTAAGAGGTATGGATTTGGCTGATATTGTCGAAATGATTTGTGATTGGAAAGCAGCAACAATGAGACATACTGATGGAAATATTACTAAGTCGATTGAATTCAATAAAAATCGGTTCAATTACTCGGACGACCTTGAACAAATATTCAAAAATAGCGTGAAAATGTTCGATTAAAAAAGCTGAATCGTAAAGGTGGTGGTGAATTTTGCTTTGTATTACAAATACGAAATGAAAGAGAGTGTGATCTCCACCATCTCGCTTAGTTAGTGCGTTATCTAACTGGTCATGAGCATGACTTTAAAAGGCTTATTTATTTTGCACTCATAGGCTTTTTAAAACTGACTATAAGGGCACAAGGAGGAAACAGTAATGACTTTAGAAGAAATCAAAGCTTGGCTTTTAGCCAACAAAGATAATGCCGATGTAAAAACGTATCTTGGAGAACTTTCAACGCCAACAGTTGAGGGAGTGGAAGGCTTCTTAGACACGGATGCAGGAAAGAAAGTGCTTCAACCTCGTTTAGATCAAAACTTTACAAAAGGTCTGAACACTTGGAAAGAGAAAAATATTTCTACTTTAGTGGAGCAAGAATTGGCTAAACGGAATCCATCTAAAACCCCTGCTGAAATCGCCCTTGCTGAATTACAAAAGAAATTTGATGATTCAGAGAAGGCAACGAAGAAAGAAAAGAATATGAACACAGCTATCAAACAAGCGACTGCAAAAGGGTTGCCAGTAGATATCTTAGACATATTCGTGAGCCACGATGAAGAAAGTTCGACTGCTAACTATGGCAGATTAGAAGATTCGTTCACTAAAGCTGTTCAGGCAGCAGTCGAAAGTAAATTCAAACAAGGTGGTCGTAACTTCAACAACGACGGCAGCAACAATAAAGCCGATGCAGGTGCTTATGGCAAGAAGATTGCAGCTAATGCAGCAGGAACAAATACAGGGCTTGAAGAAGCTCAAAAATCTTATTTTGAATAAGGAGGAAACATTGGATGAGTAAATTTGTTGAAACAACTTATACGAACAGAAAAAGTATTGTAAAATTCCCGGATCATTACGTAAATTTAGCGGTGACTGTATCGGATGTTGGTGTTGTAGCCAATGTAGACGGTAAAAAGATTGTCCCTGCAGGAACGATTTTGGGCGGTGGCTTTTTAGCTAGTGAAACAGTTCCAGCAGTTAAGTCGAATGGTGCAGGTGCAGAGGGCGTTCTATTTAACGATACTGATGTAACTTATGGCCCTGCTTCTGGAGCTGCTATGATTCACGGTTTCGTTGATTTAGATAAATTACCAGAGGCACCGGTTGCCGCAGCAGTAACAGCATTAAACATGATTAAATTTGTGAAATAAGAGAGGATGACGATAAATGCCAACAATCTTTGATTTAGTAAACGCACAAAATGTTGCGACATACTACCAAAACAACCCATCAAACAGCATTCCATATTTAGGGGCTACGCTTTTCCCTGCTAAGAAACAATTAGGCTTAGACCTTAGTTGGATTAAAGGCGCAAACGGTCTTCCTGTTGCGTTAATGCCTTCTGAGTTCGACGCAAAAGCAACTGTTCGTGATCGTATTGGATTTAGTAAAGTTCAAACAGAAATGCCTTTCTTCCGTGAAGGCAAACGTGTTGGTGAAAAGGATCGTCAAGAATTAAACCGTTTACTTGCTTCTAATCTTGATGGGGTGGTTGATTCACTAATTGCAAACATCTACGACGATGTTGCTGATTTAGTTAAAGGTGCTTTAGTGCAACCGGAACGAATGATCATGCAACTATTATCTACGGGTAAAATTGCTATCACTGCTAATCGCATCAACTATGATTACGATTACAAAATGAAGGCTGAACACAAAGAAGAGTTACTTACTACAGCGCGTTGGAGCGATCCTGCTTCTACACCTATCCAGGACATCATCTCTTGGCAGGACCTTGTTGAAGATAATACAGGCTCACGTCCTACTAGAGCTATTCTGACTCGTAAGACATTCGGTTACTTATCAGCACACGATAGCATCCGAAAAGACTTAAATCCTGTAGGCTCTCAGAACATCATCATGACTGACTCTATGGTTAAACAATATTTGCTTAATAAATTAGGTCTATCTGTTGCGGTTTATAACAAAAAATACACTGCTGAAGACGGCACGTCGAAGAACTTCTATCCGGATGACTACATCACATTGATTCCAGAAGGAGGTCTTGGGAACACGTACTTTGGTACAACTCCTGAAGAATCCGACTTAATGACTGGCCAATCAACAGCTGATGTAAGCATCGTAAATACGGGTATTGCTATTACGACTATCAAAGAAGCAGATCCAGTGAATGTGAAAACAATTGTTTCTGAGATTGTATTACCAAGTTTCGAGAATTTGAATAACATCTTTGCTGCAAAAGTTAACTAATAGAGGGGATTAATTTCCCCTTATCCATCTTTGAAGGAGGACGAGTAAATGCCACAAGTTAAAGTAACATTTAATCGAAATGTAAAATACGGAAACGAGCGCTATGTGGAAAACGCTAAGTTATCAGTCTCTAAAGAAGAATACGAGGCATTATTCAAATCAGGTGTTGTTGGTGAAGTGGATGACGTACCAGGCGATGAACCAGAAGATGTAGATTACTTAACGTTTTCCCGTGAACAGTTAGGCAAGGTAAAGAACGATGACTTAAAAGCTTTCCTTGATAAAGAGAGCTTGGTTTACGAAGATAACTTCACGAAGCCACAATTGATTAACGTGATTCTTGGTGAAGAGGCATGACATTCTATGTAAAATCATCAAACAGTACGATTAATGTGGTAGACGCACAAGGGAAACCTCAACGTGTTACACAACGTGCTTATGATATTTTATATCGTAATCAAGGTTATCAATTAGCCGATGCACCAATTGTCGAAGCAGATGACGATCAAGTGAATTATTTCGTCTTGTCCGAAGAAAAGCTTAAGACAATCAAAAACGATGAGTTAAAAGCTTTCTTGGATAAAGAAGAAATCGAATACGACCCAAAAGCTATTAAAAAGGATTTAATTAAGCTAATCCTAAGAGAGTAGGTGTCGGTATGGAGAATGTACCTTCACAAGAAGTAATTGATCAAATTAAAGCCATTAACGGATGGACTGAGCATGATGATTACGTGGCTACGATGATTCCATTGCTCATTGAACATGTAACCACATATTGCAATAATCCGTTAGGACAAAATCAGACACCGCCTGCACGGTTACCTGGTGGTGTTCTTATATTCATTGCGAAAGCAATTGAGCACAATAAGTTGAAGGCAGGTTTGAAGTCTAGAACAATGGGATCCGTATCTTACTCATATGACTTAGAATTCCCTTCATCAATCATGACGTATCTACGTCCGTATCGGAAGGTGAAGTTCCATGGATCAAGATGAGTATCCTCATGTAGTAGTCTTTCAAACATTCACTAAAGTTCCAGATGGTGCAGCTGGTCACATAAAAGCATGGAAAAATGTATTAGAGTTTAACGGATTCCTAGACACACCTTCAAGCCGGGAGATATTCAAGGCTCATCAGCTAAATAACCCTTTAGACAGAAACTTATACTACCCTTATCGAACAGACGTTGACCCTAAATTGCGGTGCACGTGTGAAGGTGACACTTATGAATTAGTTGGACGTCCACAAGACCAAGGCGGTCAACATGAAGTCATGAAAGTGGCTTTGAAGTTGGTTCCCCATGGCTCGTAGTGGACATATCAGTTTCGGCAGTGGGAAGTTATCAAAGGCGTTGAAACAGTATGGTGAAGGCATAGAGAATGAAATGAAATACATCATTACTCAGACCGCTTACCTCATTCAAGCTAATGCGAAATCGTTAGCTGCTTTCGATGATGGCAATTTAAAAGATTCTATTGAGGTTGAATTCAAAAACGGTGGATTAACTGCCATTGTGAGAGTGACCGCATCTTATGCCGTGTATGTTGAATTTGGCACGGGCATTTACGCTGTTGAAGGAAATGGACGTAAAACTCCATGGACATATTACTCTAATAAATTAGGCAGATTCGTAACCACCGAAGGGATGCAGCCTCAACCATTTTGGTTCCCTGCAATTAAGGTAGGTCAAAAATACTTTAAGAAGGAAACGAGAAAGTTGGGTCTATGATATGACGATTCAAACTGCCATGGCAGAATTATATACAGGTTTGTACTCGCGCCTATCATCTGACCCGACACTTTCGGCAAAGGTGACAGGCGTTTATTCTTCAATAGAAGAAGACCTGGTACATCCGTACTTGACGATTTCAGAGCCGATTTCCGTCCCATTTACAACAAAGTCGAAGTTCGGTGAAGAGTTTTCGGTAGTAATCAGCGCGTGGTCACTCTATGACGGGGATTTAGAAGCCGTGAAGATATTAAACCTTTGCTTAGATGCGTTAGCTGTAAGAATGAACCTTACAGGCTTCAAAATTATCAAAGTAGATGTGGACGAGATACGTGTTTTTAAGGATGCAGATCCACGCATACGTCACGGTATTTTAAGAATGAATTACACGATTCAAAACAACTAGGAGGAATGACTAATGCCGATTTTAGGTAAAGACGTTATATATTTAGTACAAAAAGTTGATGCACCTTTAGGTTCTCCACCACTTGCTGTTGGACACCAAACTGAAGGTAATCACGCAAAAGAACAAGACATGATTGATGAACAAACGAAGTTCGGTCGTATCGTCGGGTATGGTCCAAAGTCTGAGAATATGGAAATTACGTTTTACTCTGAAATTGGGAATAATGGACAAACAGCATTAGAAGATGCATATGACAATGAAGAACAAATTAAAGTGTGGAAGGTGAATGTAAGACTTAATGAGTTAGGTAAACATAACGCAGTATTTGCATTCACAATCATTGAAAATATTGAATCATCCGAACCTACTGATGGATTCGTAGAAGTGAATGTGACGTTACCTGTTATCGCGAACTCTCAAAAAGGTGTGCTTGACGCTTTACCTGCAGACATCATTGAGTTTGCGCAATATGGCTTCGAAGAACCAGGCGACTCTACTGGAGAATATCCAAACCAGACAACAACTCCATAAACAAGAGCCACTTTTATAGTGGTTCTTTTTTTATTTAATTATTTTTGAATATCCGAGGAGGAACAGGAAAATGGCAATTTTAAATATCAAAGACACAGAGCATAAAGCAAAATGTGCATTTAAGTTTGATAAGTGGGCTGATGAAAAGTACAACGATGAAGACAAAAAAGGAAATAAAGCTGGCGGTTTCATGAACATTTATAACAACCTATTAGAATTTGAAACAAAATACTTAGTAGCTTTTTGGGATTGTGCCCTTGCCTATTTAGGTAAAGGAAAACCGTCTTTATCTGAAATTGAAGATGCGATTGAAGAACGTATTGAAGAGGATGGAGATACAGAAAAACTAATTAAAGAAGCATTTAATGAGTTGACTGATTCGGGTTTCTTCAAAATGAAAGCGAAAAAATACTGGAAGAACCTCGAGATACTGAAAGACACGGGCAAGGACGACGAGGAGAAAGCGGAAAACCTCAAAATGTACAACATGATCCAGGAAAGCCGAAACGCTATGAAGGAATAGATTACGATCAAATATTAATAGATTCAGCTCACTATCTTTGTGAGTACGACACTGAAGTAATCTATTCCTGGACTCCTCGGGAATTCAAAAACTTTTTAAAAGGTGCCAAGCTTCGCATAATTGATAGTTATGAATTGTGCGCGGTTCAAGCACTGTTCGCTGGGAAGGTGAAGAACACTAGGAAGAAAAGCCTGAAATTAAAAGATATTTACGATGCAGATAAAGCACGTAAAGAATTCGAAAAGACAATGTCTCACAAAAAAACACCACCTAAACCAGACAGTGGCAAGTATAACTCTCTAAAAGAATCTATGAAGTCTTACAAACTATAAACAGTAAGAAAGGAGGACACACCTATGATTGAAAACTTTACCGCCATTATCGGAGCTAAAATAAAGGATTTTCAACGGAAAATGAAAATGGTTGATAAGAAAGTAAAAGAAACGGCAACGGAAGCGACGAAGCCAATTACAGCTGACATTAACGACTTCTACTCATCTATTTTAGAAGTTGAAAGTTTGACTGAGAAAGCTGTTAAGAAAGCGACGAAGGAAATAAATGTTGATCTAAACGACTTTTATATTCAGATGGCTGAGATGAATGCTGAAACGAAAGTAGCTACTAAACCTGCTAAGAAAAACATTGGGGCAAACATTGCAGACTTTATGCGTAAGGCGGCACAAGTTGCAGTTGTAGCCAGAAGTATTGCGCGAGATAAAGTGGTCGTTATATTTACAGCAAGTATTAAAAGGTATCAAGCCGCCATGACTAAATATGCTTCGATGACACGTGCGCTTGGTGAGGTGATGCAAAATACATTCCAAGGCGTAGGGGTAATGCTATCTGCTGGACTTGTTCCTGTTATAGCTGTATTAGGCGGGGCAATTGGTAACCTCGGACCCATGCTAGGAGTGGTAGCTGGATCTACCTTTGCTCTTGCTTCAGCATTTGCGGTTGCAGGAATTGGCGCGGCTGCATTTGGCGGGTTAGCTGTGACCAACTTAAAAGGCGTATTCAAGGAATCCCAAAAAGCAAAAGATGCAATGGATCGTCTCAAGGGTTCATGGGCGGATATCGCAAAAGAGACAAAGGCAGAAACGGTTTCCATATTCATTAAGGTATTAAACATTCTTAACGGTGCTTTATTGGACATCAAGCCAATGTTTATGAGTGTTACAGACGCAGTTAGTAGACTTACTGATAGTTTAGGGCGTGCGTTTGATTCTAAACCAATGCAAGCCTTTTTTGACTATTTGAACAAATCAGCAGGGCCATTACTTGAAACAGTCACTAAAGGCATCGGGAACTTTGTTCAAGGACTGTTAAACATGATGACAGCGTTTGCCCCTTTGACAGACACCACAGCAAAAGGGTTCGAAGCAATGGGTGCAAGTTTCGCAACATGGGCTGCTGGATTAGGTGAAAGTAAGAAGTTTCAGAGCTTTATTAGCTATGTGCAAGAAAACATGCCTAAAATACGGTCAATATTCAGTGATGCTTTCCAAGGGATTATTAACGTGTTCGCTGGTTTTGCTCCATCATCGGCTGATATGATGACAAGTTTGCAAGATATGATGGAACGTTTCAAAGAATGGTCATCCACAATATCACAAAATCAAGGATTCCAAAATTTCATCAGTTACATAAAAGAGAACGCTCCTAAAGTCGTTTCATTGATCGGCAATTTGACGACATTCTTAGTTAATTTAGGAATCGCGTTAGCTCCATTAGGTTCAAAAATTTTGGATATGGTTAATAGTTTCCTAGCTTGGTCTAATTCCATGTTAGAAAATCATCCGATCATAGGGAAAATCGTCGCTGTTTTATTAGTCCTAACAGGTGGACTAATTGCTATAGCCCCACACATTATCGCTTTTGGTGCTTTATTTGGCGGTGTTGCAACAGCAATCGGAACAGCAACAGCGTTAATGAGAGCAAAAATGATGCTTAGTATTTCCATGATGATTGGCTCTATGATAAAAGCAGGGGCGCAAATGGTTATCACGACAGCAACATTTGTTGCTAAATGGGCTGTAATTGGTTTGCAAGCTGGATTAAACGCAGTGAAAGTAGCAGCAGCATGGACCTTAACTAAAGGGGCGGCAATGGCATCGGCGGTAGCGTCAATGGCAACAGCCGCAGCTAAATTCATTGCGAAGTGGGTATTGATTGGCGCACAAGCGTTAGTACATGCAGCGAAAGTAGCAGCAGCATGGACGTTATCAACAGGAGCCGCAATGGCAAGAGCAGTAGGTTTCATGATTGCAACATCAGCAGTATTCGTTGCGAAATGGGTATGGATGGGTGTCCAGTCATTACTACAAGCAGGGCGAATGGCAGCGGCTTGGTTTATCGCATTAGGTCCCGTAGGTTGGGTTATTGGTGCGATTGTTGGTCTTGCCATATTAGTTATTGCGAACTGGGACAAAATCAAATCCAAAACGATCGAAATTTGGAATAAAGTCTCTAGTGCCGTGAAAGATGCCTGGGAAAAAGTGAAATCTAAAACAGCTGAAGGCGTCGCTTCTTTGATTAGAAAAATCAGCGAGATTCCAGGGAAAGTAAAAGCCTTTAGAAGTAAATTACTATCTGCCGGTGCTGATTTAATCATGGGATTAATCAAAGGGATAACCGGTAAAGCGAAAGACGCGATTAACGCAATAACAGACGTAGTAGGGGATATGGTTGGGGCAGCTAAGAAATTCCTAAAAATCAAATCACCTTCACGTGTCATGATGGCTATTGGTGATTTCGTTGGTCAAGGTTTAGCAAAAGGTGTTACTGGAACAGCTAAACAAGTCGCGTCAGCAGGAGCAAGTCTCGCTTCCAAATTAACTAGCGCGATTGCGAATAAAACGACTAGTAAGAGTATGAAAGCAACTCTGCAAGGTGTGAAAGCGTATGCGTCTCAACAAATATCTATTCTTGAGGGTATTGCTAAAAAACGTGAGTCAGTTGCTATTAAATTAAAAGCAGCACAAGCCAAATTAGTGGATGCAATAAAACTTCGTGACGATTTTGCTAAATCGGTTACCGATGACGCTTTGGATTTCGCATCTATTGGAAATATTGAAGCCAAAACAGGTGAAGATCTTGCTAAGAAATTACAAGATAAATTAGGTGCAATCCGTGCCTTCCAGGAGAACATCAAGAAATTGCAAAAGTCTGGATTGAACAAAGACATCATACAAGAGATTATTTCGTCAGGTGTAGAAAGTGGCGGTGCTAAAGCTGCGCTATTAGCAGGTTCTTCTGGTGCGGTCATCATGAGTATTAACGACACTCAAGCAAAAATTAATAAAGTATCGAAAACACTTGGTAAAGAAACAGCCGATCAATTCTACGGTGCGGGTGTTATGGCTGCACAAGGTATCGCTAAAGGTCTACAGTCACAAGCGAAAGCATTGGAGTTATCAGCTAACAAGATTTCTGACGCTCTTGTCAAAGCTGTGAAACGTAGATTGGATATCCATTCACCTTCACGTGTCTTTGCGAAAATTGGAGCCTTTGTAAGTAAAGGTTTGGCAATTGGTATTGATAGGCTGGCTATCTCTCCAATCAAATCAATAGTAGATATGGCTAATCAAATGACAAATGCTTTTAATCCTCAACTTGCAATGGCCGACATGCAAGCAAACGCAACATTGAATACTTCAGTAACTCGTGCAGACATGAAAGCCGTACAACATTCATATGCTACGGATATCGGTGATTTAGATATTGAACAATCAGATACGGTCTTGATTATGGACGGTAAAGAAGTTGGTAAGATTACAGCGAAACATGTAGCAGAAGAAAATAATCGGCATGACAAAATGGTGAAAGTTACGAAAGGGGGGCGCTAAACAATGTGGATAAGTGAAGAAGTTAGGGCAATCCTTTCGCCTTTCCCTATTTATTTCAATAATATTGATTTAACGAATTGGGTATTTCCGAAACAAGATAAGGGTAGAGGTTTACTTGATCGAGAGATTACGATGATTACCATACCAGGTCGTCCAGGAGGCGTCATAACCGGTAAGCGTACTCCTGCTAGATTTATATCCCAAGAAGTATTAATAGCCTGTGAGAGTGCAGAAGAATTGCGTAAAAAGCTTGAAGAGTTAAATGGAATCTTGCACACGGAAAAATCTGAACCACTTAAATTCGGAGATGAGTTGGATAGAACCTATTATGCCATGTATGCAGGAGCACAAGAAGGATATGAGATTGATGGTTTCTATACTGCGACCATCAATTTTTTATGTTCAGATCCATATAAATATGCTGATCCTGAGACACTAACATTTGTTGAGGGGTCTGTTGTCGTCCAAAATAATGGAACAGTGGAAGCTGCACCAACAATTCGTGCAACGGTTCTAGAAGACATCACCTACATGGATGTGTTTAACGATATCGGATATATGCGGATTGGGTGGCCAGTTGAATCTGGGGAAGTTAAATTTAATCCAAAAACGAAATTACTGAATGAACAATTCGCAACCATCACGGGTTGGACGGCAGCAGGAACAACAGTTGATGGCGGTACGGTTACAGGGTTAATAGAGTCAAACGGCACACAATTCCTAGCAAACAACTTTGGCACTCCTGCAGGTGCAACTTGGCATGGACCTTCTCTTAAAAAGAGCGTCACAGGCGCACCTGTACAAGACTTTGAGGTTGAGTGGAACATAACCTTCACGAATCCATCTCCTGGAACAAGAGGACGTATGGAGCTGTATCTACGAGATGACCAATCAAACGTTATTGGCAAGGTTGCCATGAAACGTGTTGGAGGTGGTGCAGGGGGCAACACTGTAGAGATACGAATTGGTTCTGCGACAGCCTTTCACTTTTACGTCAATTATGCAGGTTCAAAAGGTATCGAGTGGAAAGATTTTCGAGGGATTCTACGACTCTCTCGAAAAGATAATGTGTGGCAAGCGTATGTGGCATTAGTTAATCAGACTACAGGGGTACACACAGCTAGATATAACCCAAAGCCTTTTGTTGATGCATCTCGGTTATATATGCAAGCTTTAACGCAAATACAAGTCCATATTGCGAAAGATGATACGTCACCAGCATCGTATATGAGGATGAATCATCTGGATGTGTATCGATTGAATACCGAGCCGACAAAAGTGCCAGTCATAGCGGTTGAGGGAGATTTAATCGAATTGGACTTTAAAACGTCACTCATTGCGATTAACGGAGAGCCTAGACCCGATTTAAAAGATTTCGGAGCAACATTCTTTAAATTACCAAAAGGCATAACCGCTTTGTTAGTTGAACCGTTTGAAAGTTTAACTACAGAAATCGAAATCAAGGAGGCGTTCATGTGATTCATATTCTAGATGGCCAAACAGATGCCCTCCTTGGGTTTCTCGACGGTAATGGAGATAAAGTATTTTGGGATGATGAAATCGAACAAGATGTTATTGGTAAGAATATTAAAAAATTCACCATGCTATCTTCCATACCTGAAGCGACACACATTAAAGATTTAAATCGGTTGCTTGTTCTGCATGAACGTGGAGGTTGGCAGGAATTTGTTATTTATGAACACGAAGTAGATGACGAAAAACTGCATGTTTACGGGGTTGGCTCAGAATCAGGAATGAATCGAAAGGTTATTGCACCAACAAAGCATGAAGGTTTTACATTGAAACAGTATGTGGACTTAGCCACATCAGGAACCGAATGGACTGCTGGTTACATTGAATACGCCGGAATTAAAACACTTACTTTTGATACTCACCTATTGCCCTATGACTTTCTCACAAGAGTAGAAACTGCTTTTAAAGTCGTCGAATTATCATTTCGTGTAGAAATCAAGGGTAGTCATGTCATAGGACGTTATGTTGACGCAGTAGAGAGGATTGGAAATGCTTATAGTGGTAAAGAGTTTGTCAATGCGAAAGATTTAATTGGTGTAAGTAAGAAAGTCTATAATGATCGTATTGTAACTGCTTTGCATGCTATCGGTCCCGAGAGAGAAGATGGGACTCGACTTACCGCATTCATAACAGATGAGGCTGCCTTTCAAAGATGGAATTATAAAGGATTGCACATAATCGCTATTTACGAGCCTGAAACTGAAGATGGAGATATGACGCTCGATCGATTAACTCAGCTAGGGAAAGCAGCTCTTAAAAAGAGAATTGACTCGGTTGTGGAATATAGTATTTCCGCTGTCGATCTCGCTCCAGTTTTTGGTCATGAAGCTGTTTATTTAGGCGATTCAGTAAGAATCAAAGACACAGATTTTAACCCGCCTTTGTATGCAGAAGCTCGAATCATCAATGTAAAACGTCCAATTAAACGCGTTGATGAAGATATGCCAGGCGAAAAAGAATACATTATCGGTGAAGTGGTTGAGTTTAAAGAGGAAGATGTATTAAAAACCTTCCGTGAACTACAAAAGCAATACGGCTTACGTGTCATTAAGTCACCGACAGCTCCACCTGGTAATTCGAATATCATCTGGATTAAAACAGATCCAAGCAGTACGTTCGAAGTTGCACATACATGGGACGGTTTCGAATGGATTCCGATTACTCCTACGGAAGCTGCTGACATTGGTGCGGAAACTCCTGAAGGGGCTTTGAGTCAAGCATTAGAACTCTACTTGAATATCGTAAATACGGAAAAAGCTCATACAGATAACAAGTACACTTCCATCTATTCAAATGTAGACCTGCCTACAGGAACGGCAAAGACCAATTTACTCAATGCGAAAACTGGATACAATACGGCTTACACCAACCTGATTAATTCCATCAATGCCGCCAGAGTTGATGAAGTTACTACAGTAGCTGAGAAGATAGATGTGGATACGAAATATAATCTTTACAGAGGAGCTTTATCCGCATTAGCTACGAGGTTTGAAGAAGCCACTCGTGCTATTGAGCAAGAGAAAACACTTAATTCTCGCTTCTATACTTGGATTAAATATGCAGATACACCAACAACGGGAATGTCAGATACACCAGAGGGTAAGAAATATTTGGGTATTGCTTATAATAACGAGACCTCTACAGAGAGCTCATTATATGCCGATTATTCTTGGAGCTTAATCGAAGGTGAAAAAGGTGACACGGGAATAGAAGGACCTCCGGGAGATAACGGTGAATCTTTGTATACCTGGATAAAATACGCTGATGACGCTAACGGGAACGGAATATCAGATCTTCCTACAGGTAAAAAATATTTAGGTATTTCTTATAATAATTTAAGTGCTTCGGAGTCTTCACTCCGTACTGACTATTCATGGTCATTACTAGAAGGACCACAAGGTATTCAAGGACCATCGGGACCTAACGGTCAAACATTATATACATGGTTGAAATACGGCGACTCTCCGACAACTGGAATGTCTGATGTACCTACAGGCAAAAAATATATTGGATTAGCTTACAATAAAACAACTCCAACTGAATCAAGCACTTACGCGGATTATGCATGGAGTTTAATTGAAGGACCAACTGGACCAACTGGATCGCAGGGTATACAGGGACCTGTAGGACCAAACGGGGAAATAACTTATGTGTGGATTAAATACGCAGATACTCCGACTACAGGAATCACAGATTCTCCAACAGGAAAGAAATACTTAGGTATCGCTTATAACAAATTAACTCAAACAGAGTCGACCAACTATGCGGATTATTCTTGGAGTTTGATTGAAGGTCCCCAAGGCATTGCTGGTCCTACAGGTTCTCAAGGTATTCAAGGTCCACAAGGTCCACAAGGTCAGACTCTATATACCTGGTTGAAATATGCTGACAGTCCTACAACTGGGATGAATGATCTTCCTTCGGGTAAGGCGTATATTGGTTTATCTTACAATAAGACAACTGCTACGGAATCCACAATTTACGGAGACTATACATGGTCATTGATAAAAGGTGAAACAGGTAACACTGGAGTACAAGGTCCTTCAGGTCCTAACGGTGAATCTTTATATACCTGGATTAAGTATGGAACTTCAGCAACAGGAGCTGGACTAACAGACAATCCCGCCAATATGACTTATATCGGGGTAGCTTATAACAAACCTACTATCACCGAAAGTACTACGGCAGCTGATTATACTTGGAGCTTAATTCAAGGACCACAAGGACCCACCGGAGCAACAGGGGCTCAAGGTATTCAAGGATTACAAGGTATTCAAGGACCTACAGGTGCCACAGGCATACAAGGTCCTGTTGGAGCGAACGGGGTATCTTCTTATACTCATATTGCGTATGCAACTAACGCTACCGGAACAACTGGATTTTCCGTAAGCGATCCGGTTAATAAAACGTATATCGGAATGTATGTAGATTCTACTCCAGCAGATTCTACAAACCCAGCTTTATACAATTGGTCATTGATTAAAGGTGCTGATGGAAGTCAAGGAATACAAGGACCTCCAGGAGCAAATGGTCAAACATCTTATCTTCATATTGCCTATGCAACTAATTCAACCGGATCAACAGGATTCAGTACGACAGATCCAGTGGGGAAAACCTACATTGGTACTTATACAGATTTTGTTTCTGCTGATTCGAGTAACGCATCGGTATATGCTTGGTCGCTAATAAAAGGTGATACAGGAGCCACTGGTCCTACCGGTGCAACTGGGTCTCAGGGTGTTCAAGGTCCACCTGGAGCAAATGGACAATCCTTATATACATGGATAAAGTATGCCGATACGGTAGCTGGAGCAGGAATGACTGATACTCCGGCAGGAAAAACATATATCGGGTTAGCTTACAATAAGGTCACAGCGACAGAGAGCCTAACGGCCACTGATTATGCTTGGTCATTAATTCAAGGAGCAACAGGAAATACCGGTGCAGATGGAGTCACTTATTATACCTGGGTAAAATACGGAGATTCAGCATCAGGTGCAGGTCTCTCGGATTCTCCTACAGGGAAAACATACATCGGTTTGGCTTACAATAAAACATCATCAACTGAAAGTACAACGGCAGCAGATTATACCTGGTCTCTAATAAAGGGTGATACTGGAGCAACTGGGGCAACCGGAGCTCAAGGTCCTGCTGGGGAATTAAATTTAATTAACAACCCGAACAATAGCGGAAATGTGACAGGTTGGGTCGGAACGACATACGCGACGACTCCTTTCGTGGACGGTCGGACAGTCGGAGTTGCATTATCAACTTCAGCAGCTAGTGTTATGCGTTCATCAGATTACTTCGAGATTGAGACGAATAAGATGTATGAGTTTTCCGTTTGGCTGAAGCGAGATAACATCAATACTAACTACTTCGGGATTACAGTAATAAATGCTGCGGGAGCAAATATTGGAGTCTATCCGATAGCTGTTGCTACAGGGGTAAAAACAGCCACATTGAATACCAACCCTTATTTCTGGTCAGGAGCTCAATCGGCGAATGCTTGGGTACGACATGTGGGATATATTATTCCTGCTGGAGTTGATTTAACAGATCCCGAGCTCATTAAAGCTCTAGGTGAGAATGTTACTACTATTTATCAATTTCCAGGGGATGCCGATAGAGCCTTAATGAGAATCGGTAACTACAATAACACTGTTACATCGAATCAACACATCGCCTTCCCACTAGTTAAAGAGGTTGATGTTTCCATTCTTCAAGCGAACAAGGCGAAGAACGAAGCTTTACGGACTGGAACGTTTGTAGACGGATGGTCTTATCAAGGAACCATAGAAATTGATGGCGGTAAACTGAGAGCAGATACTGTTGACGCGGCAATACTTAAAGGTGGAACGGTAATCGCTGGTGATATTATCTTCGAAGGCGAGCTTCGTGGTGCTACAGGCACATACAGTGGTCGAGTAAACATTGGGGATTACTTAACGCAAGGTAATGTTGTGATTGATTCGGAGATAGTGAATGGTGCGTATGTTCGAGTACAGTCTAAACCAACTGGGAATATAGACAATGCCACGATATTACAGGCAGGTACAATGGCAGTTGACTGGTACGATGCTGGCACAGGTATTCGTCATACCTCTAGGCTCAAACAAATTGGTGCAATCCTTGGCTTATATCCAGAAAAGATAGGAACTACAGCTGCTACAACATTCGATATTGACCTTGATGAGGTACAGGTAAAGAAATTTACTACTAGCGGTAAGGTAATTGTAGCAATAAATGACGATGCGATAACACTTAACTATCCTACTGGTGACAATGCTTATTTAGCATACACCGAGAACGGAATACGTAAAGCCTACGTTGGTTATGGTGGTAATGGTGCGACACAATTCACTTTACAAAATGATAACGCTAATGGTTCACACACACTAATGGGTCCTACAGGCGGCCACCGTGTTGACATTGACACCAACGGTAGTGATGGTCATACGCGCATTCGCGGCTCAATTGGTCCAATCATTAAATTCTTAAAAACGGCTGAAACAATACAGTTCCGTAACTTTGCAGATTCTGCTTACGCTTCTATTGTATCGTCCGGTCACACGACAGTTTCTAAAAGAGAGTATAAAAAGAATATAAGCCTATATGAAGGGGATGGACTAGGAGAGATTGTCACAACGCCAATAAGAGAATGGCAATATAATAGTGATTTCGAATGGGAAATTAAGCGATTAGGCATAATTGTAGATGAAGCACCATTAGAAGTTCTTGATCTAACAGGTGAAGGCGTTGATTCATATGCAATGGCTGCACTTGCTTGGAGAGCGATTCAGCAACTTAGTGAAAAATTAACAACAGCGGTCGAAACTATCCAAACCCTAGAAGGGAAAATACAAATTTTAGAGGAGGCGGCAATTTAAATGAAGATAGATATCAGCAAAATCACTGCGGCAGCCCAGGCAGAATTAGGTGCTCTGGGTATGGAAAAAATCATATTTGGACTACAACTCGAACACGTGCAAGAAGAGAATAAACAGTTAAGAGAAGAAAATGAACAGTTAAGAGTTGAAAATGAACAACTAAAACAACCACAAGAGGCATCCGCATAGGGTGTCTTTATTCGTTTGCAGGATTCTCTCCTCTTTTGTCGAATATTGGATGAAAGAGAAAGGAAGGGATTAAGTATGAAAGTTGAAATCAATGTAGTACCGCCAGGCGGAGGGGAAACAAACTACACCATACCTCTGGCTGAAAACTCTTATTTTATGCCTCGTGCAGGCGAGTATATTAATATTCGAGAAGAAGATGGTATGAGCGCTTTTTATGTAAGGAATATTCATTATTTTTGTGAAAAACCTCAAACTAAGTTTTTAGTTGAAAACGTGGTAATTGAGGCTGAGCCTGTATTGCTACCTGAAGGAATTGGATCAGAGGGACACAACAAGGTGTGTTTATCCATGCAAGTGAGTAAGGAATACCCAACAACAATATATTGAATAATTGAGAACGTCCAAGCGGGCGTTCTTTTTGTTTACCTGAAAAGAATTCGTCCTCTTACGTAAAATAATGAATAAATGGGGGGCGGAAAAGGTGTGAAGAGGATTTTTAAATTTAAGAATGGTGATCGGGTCACTGTACCTATTGCAGACCATAACTCAAAATATTGGTATGTAATCGTTAATTTACGCACAATTAAAGAAAAAGATATTCCAATCATTTTTGACATGGGGAATGGAGAAACGTATGAAAGTAGTGGTAAAGAGCTCGATTCCGTTGAATTGAAATTCAAATAAATATGATTAAATTCAGAACGTCCAATAGGGCGTTCTTTTTGTTTTCTAAAGAAAGGGTGAGAGTATGGTTCAGGAAGAGACGCAACAAAACAAGCTAATCGAAAAAATGACGGATAGCGTCAATTCATTAAACGTCAATTTTGCGAGAGTTGAGGGGAAGATAGACGCAGCTCTTGAACTGAAAAAGGACGTCGGAATGTTATCGGAAAAGCTGGATGTCCTTAAAGTTGGGCATGTGACAGCTGTTAATGAGTTGAAAGATGCCAAAGATGATATTCAAATTCTGTTTCGAAAATCTAAAGAACGTGAGCAAAAAGCAGATTCTGACCGAAAATGGGTTGTTGGTGCGATTATATCCCTATGTGGTCTAGGATTAACGGTTATTGGTCTTGGTGTAGCAGTCATTAATATGTTGATCAAATAAAATTCAGGAGGAAAACAAGATGAATACAAACTTACCTTTCGACAAGGGAATGGTCGTACGTACGGTTATTCTCTTTTTAGCGTGGTTGAATCAATATCTACAATTAAATGGTTACAACACTCTTCCTTTTAATGATGCACAAGTTGAGATGGGTGTTTCAGCTTTGGTTACATTTTTCGCTTCAATGTGGTCCTGGTGGAAGAATAATAACGTCCGTTATAAAGCACGACGCAACGATCAGTATTTAAAAGAAAAGGGGCTGAAATAGATGCGTCTATTAAAACACGGATCTAAAATAGGCAACGCTACTGTCATTGTCGATATTGTTCAAAAGGGAAATCCTGAGATTCGTCCAGGCATTCCGATGAATCCAAAGTATTTTACAGACCATGATACAGGAAACTCTGGTCGTGGTGCTGATGCGAAAATGCACAATCGATATATTCACAATATGGCTAGTTATAAACCGAAAGATACAAATCACGTTTCATGGCATATTTCCTTGGATGAAAATTTTATCATTCAACATCTTCCTTTTGATGAGCCAGCTTTCCATTGTGGTGACGGTTGGGGTCTTAATTCCGGAAACCGTACCTCTATCGGAGTAGAAAAATGTATGCATCAGGGTGCGGATCGTAACAAGATTGAAGCGAACGCCATTGCTTTATATGTTTACTTGTTAAAAGAGTTTAAATTTCCAATTACAAGCGTTCGACCTCATCAGTCCTGGAGCGGTAAATACTGTCCCCAAGTAATTTTAAATAAATATGGTTTTTTCAAACCGTACCGAGACAAAATTGAAGCTGCTTATAAAGGAAGTCCAATTAATGTAACACCCGGAGTAAATAGCTATTTGCAAAATGGTGATACAGGTGCTGCTGTTAAGGATTTACAAGAGCATTTAATTAAAGTCGGGCTCAAGTTGAGTGTAGATGGAAGTTTTGGACCTGCTACTGAAAAGGCATTAAAAGCCTTTCAAACAGCTAACAGTTTAAAAGTAGATGGGTTTTATGGTCCTGCAACTAAATCAAAACTAGAAGCAGTAGTGAAGAGTCCTGATGTTAAACCAGTGAGTAAACCAGTTGTAAAAGAGGAGGAAGAAGATATGTTAGGAAAAGCAATAGTGATTGGATCATTAAATGATTATGCAGCTGCAGAGACTTTATCAATACGACTAAATGTACCTATTTATCCACGAGGAGCGATTGATGGAGAAGTAGCAAAAGAGTTAATTGTTGTAGGTGGCGATAAAAAAGGATTAAAAGCTGATAAGATTACAAATTTATCTGGCGGTAATCGATTTGAGACTGCTGCTAATGTACAAAAATATTTAAAATAACTGTCTGGCCATCCTTAATTGGGTGTTCTTTGTCTTTTTATGTAAAATTTTTAAAGGAAAACCCCCTTATTTTGTCGAATCTATGGATAGACACTAATAGGGGGAATAAATAGATGGCAACTACTTATAAAACATTACATTTTCACCAGTTATCAATTTATAAAAGAAGATTTGTTCGGAAAGGTAAAGAAGCCGACTTCATGATAAAGGACCATTTAACAGTAGCTCAAGTGAATTTAAAACTTGATGATATAATTTCAAATAAAACTACAAATAACTGTATTAGTATCCAAAAAGAATTTGAAACAGATTCCACTACTTTGGAAATATTACAAAGTGACGATAAATTTATTTTTGCACGAATGGGAAAAGAAAAGGATATGAGAGCATATCATCTTAGAGAAGAAAGAACTTTTAAGGCAGAACAAATACTAAAACGTAACAATCAAATTTTCGAGGTGTTTACATATTTACTAATTGATAGGGAAACATTGATAATTTCATATTTGCATGAAATGTCAGCACCATCAATTTTAAGAATTGGGGAACTATTCACAAACCTATACAATATCGAACAGTTATTTGGCGAGGTTGCATCAGTAAGTGTGGAAGATGCGATTCCATTTTTGAGTGAAAAAGACAGTATTGGAACTGTAACTTTTCAGACAACGTTGCCACCTTCTGACTCGAAATTGTGGAATGAGGAAATTACTGGTTTGGATAGAGCAACTTATGAGAGTATAGAAAATCTTAAAAGTGTAGAAATCACAGTAAAACTTGTTGCGGAACGTAATAAAGATACATTTCCGGATAAAAGCTTACTTGGCAATGTACTTAGAAAAATTTCAAGTATATCTAGTAAAGTAAAAGTGAAAGCTAAGAATGAAAATGAATTAAATCAGGAACATCTTTTAATAAATAATCCACTAACCAAAAAGGTCAGTTTTAACTTTAATAAAGACTTGCAAGATGTTATTGAGATACAAACGGATATTTATAATAATATGGTGAAGGTCTACAATGATAATAAAAAAGAAGTCCTGAAATATTGTAAAGTAGAATGAAACATTAAGGGGAGAAGGACATGTTACGAAAATATATTCGACGTAATATCCCTAATTTAACTGTCCTTTTAATTATTGGAATAGTTATGTACTATGCATTTATTAATGATTTTATTGGAACGAAAACAATTAAAAGAAGTAGTCATGTAGAATTACTAACAATTAATTCAATATTCATTGGTTTTCTTTACACTACATTGGGCGTGCTAGTGGGTTTCTTAGGAAACACCAAAATTGCTAATTTAGATCGCTCGGGCTATATGGATGAATACTATAATACTATTTATTTTGGTTTGTTTTTCTTTATAACTTCAGCAGTTTGTGGTTTAACGGGAATATTCGTAAAAAAATTAGAATTAAATACAATTTTGTATTTAGTCGAACAGATATCAATTATTGCTGGATTATGCTTTTTCATAAAAGCAATAATAAACCTTTCTTCCATTATTAAAAAAGTGAGAAATAACTTGTAAAGCACCTCTAACCAGGTGCTTTTTAATTTACCCAAATATCGAACTTTAATAAAGGATTTACCCTCAACTATATTGAAATAAATAAGCAAAGGGGGATAAATATGAAATGTTTGAAATGTAATATGCCTTTTTCACCTGATGACATTTTGGTAATGGAAGATCATGAATTGCCAGTTTGTGATGTATGCGATGCAGAGGAATATCACTTTCTTGTTGATTACGATGGGAGTGAGGATTTTTTTGAGTTCTTAGGGAAACAAGTTAGTAAAAAGATTTGTATTGAATGTATACGTGGTCAATATGAGTTAGTGAGTATTATGTACGGAAATCCAGTAAAAGCTGCAGTGATTTGTCCATCTTGCAATGCCAAAGATAAAATGAGTGTGTACATAAAATTTGTTTGAGCATTTCTGCTGAGGTGCTTGTTTATTTACCTATTATCTCACTGTAACAAGAGACAATCATATTGGTGATTTATTAAATAATTAGCAGAACAAACCAAAGCAATATTAATAAGAAATATCAAAATAGTCACTTCGTAAGCGAGTGACTATTTTGCGTTTTATATCTAAATTTGTCGAATGTTGGATTAAATGGAACTATAGGCAGAATTTATTCGCATTACTATTGTTACTATTTGTAAAAATAAGTTACAAATGGAATTTATATATGGTAGGTTTATTACTAATATTACAGAAATAGTAATATTAAAAATAGAATTCTAGGGGACAAGAAAATGAAAAAAAATCAAGTATTCAAAATGCTTCTAAGTTTGATATTAATAGTTTCAATGTTTGGAGGATTCACTTCAGGAAAAGCATCAGCTGCTCAATCATTTACTAAACCTGCAACTGGTACGTACACAAGTGGTTTTGGTTGGAGAACGATGGATGGAGTTACATCTTTTCACTACGGACAGGATATTGCTAATAACAATACGAACAGTCCGATTACTGCATCAGCAGCTGGAACTGTAATTAAGTCGGAAACTCATTCTAGCTATGGTGAATGGATATTAGTAAGACATAGTATTGGCGGAAAAACATACGAGACCGCTTATGCCCACATGATAACAGGTTCAAGAAAAGTTGGCGTTGGTAGTACTGTAGCTCAAGGACAATTATTAGGTTATATGGGTAGTACAGGTAACTCAACTGGTCAGCATTTGCATTTTGAATTACACGTTGGAACTTGGAACGGATCGAGAACAAATGCAGTTGATCCAATTCCATATTTAAACGGAACAATTAATGTAGCACCTACTTATCATGAATATGATGGAACTTACGCTTCACTTAGAACTAAAAGTTTAACAGGTGGAAGTACAATAAACTTATATGGTAATCCGGGATATGGGATTATTGGAACATTAGATGTTGGAGATCAATTTAAAGTGTATTCAAGAGCTCTAGGTAGTGATCAAAAATATTATTACGCTGTTGGTGGCGGTTACGTACATCAAGACAATGGAACTGTGACTCAATATACTGGATCAGTTAAGTCTGGCACAACTGTATACGTATATGATGCTCCTAATGGCAATGTGAAACAAGCTATCAGCGCTGGATCTACATATACTCTAATTGGAGCTAGAGATGGTTGGTATGCTATTGATTCAACTAACTGGTTTAAAGCTACAGACTTAAACGTTACGAAATAAATAAATTTCCAACTATTGTTACAAATTAAATATTACTAGGAGGATTTACATTTAATGATTAAGAAAAAACTCACATCAGTGGCACTAACCGGAGCACTTGCTTTAGGTGGATTAGGAATTGGCTCAATGGCTGACCTACCATCTGTTCCTGGAATGGGTAGTCAACAAGCTGAAGCATCTGGTTATAACTCTGTATTGGAAGTTATCGCAGCTTCAAGCTCGGTTACATACAAAACTAAAGACGCTATTTCAACGACTAACACGCTTGAAACAACTCCAGATGGTGCGTTTGGTGATTCTAATCCAAGATGGATTATCAAGAACTCAACTGGTACGGTTGTCAAGTCTGGCGCAATGAATGGCGTTGACTGGGAACTTTACGGAACTACATTCACTGCTAAAGAAACAAACATCTCTCTAGCTGGTCTACCGAAGAACACAAGCCATTACCGCATTGAATTTACTTGGACTGCATTTGACGGAACAGTAACAAGCGCTCAATGGCCTGGCTTGACAAAAGCATTCACATATAACGCTGATGGTTCAATCACTAACATTCGTAACTAATCAAATAAATGTGGAGCGGGTATATCCCGAGATACTACATTAAGAGCAAGCCTCACTCATAACTGAGAGGGGCTTTTTTAATTGACAAATATAAAAGTAAAATAAAGGAATTCTTATTGCACATGTTGAAATATGTCAAAAAGGGGGAATTAATATGAAATGTTTGACATGCGGTATTCCTTTTTCACCTGATGATATTTTGGTGATGGAAGATCATGAATTGCCTGTTTGTGATGTATGCGATGCAAAAGAATATCACATTCTTGTTAATTACGATGTGAATGAGGATTTTTATGAGTTCTTAGGGAAACAAGTCAGCAAAAAGATTTGTAATGTATGTATCCGTGGCCAATATGAATTGGTAAGTATCAAATACGGTAATCCAGTTAAGGCTTCAGTGATTTGTCCTACTTGCAAGGCAAAAGATAAAATGAGTATATACATAAAATTTGTTTGA